CTTCATAAGGTCAATACCGCTCAGCGGAATGCCCTTTTCTTTCATGAGATCAATCAATCCCATGCCGCCGCCATCCGCTTTCTTTACGGGGCCACGGGCCTTGCGGTCCATACGCCGCTTAGCGTGCGCACCATCAACAACGTGATGTGCCGCCACACCAGCACGCGCCATGGGCTTCGGCATCGACATCGGGCCATCGACGGCACGACCGCCGGTCGCATACGACTTCCCGCCACACATACGAGCGAGCTTAGCCTTATGGCTGGCTTCAGATTGTTTCTTGAGATCGTCCATCGTTTTTCTCTGCCTTGTGTGTTCTTAGATAGCCTTTGTTGGTTTCGTTAGTCCTGCGATACTCACCAAAGGCCAACGACGCTGCATCATACGCCGCCTTGGCCTCTTCAAGCGTATCGTAGCGACCGAGATTTCTTTTTTTTCCATTGGTCTTAATGGACGCGAGGAACTTGTTCCTTTGAGTGCAATACGAAACACCCTTGACGCCAAGTTTGTTGTTTGATTGAACGCTTTTGTTTGTTGAATTCTGGATGAAAGTTACAATTCGCAAATTCTCAATACGATTGTCAGACCTATTACCGTTGATGTGGTCAATATATTCGTCCGGCAATTCCCCGTAGTGCATCAACCACGCCAACCGATGAGCGCGATGCTTAACATTATCCAACCCTATGATGGTGTAACCATAGACGCTGGTGGTCCCGGCCTTTTTTCCTTGACGCCATTGTCTCTTCCAATGAAACTCACCCGTTTCAGGGTTGTAAGAAAGGACAGATTTCAAATAATCTTGGGTCAACATCATGACTTACTTCCGGGATTTCGAGGCGTTGTAAAATCTTTGCCAATGATTTTTTCTGCCATTGGTGCGGATTCAGGGTGAACAGCCATCGTTCTCGCCAAATCAACCATGGCCAGCATGCGCTTCTCTGCGCGGTCCTTGTCCTTGTCCTGAAGCTCAGCGGCCTTGATAGCCGCGCGGGTCTTCAGTTCGTCCATTTTTGCCGCGGCTTGCATTTTCACGTTCAACAACATCGGATCTTCTTGAGGCGGTGCCGGCATCTGAGGCGGCGCAAACAAGCCTTCCGTGTCGTCAAACCCGATGATCTTCAGCACCTGCTCATCAACCGCCCGTGCGTCGTACAGTTGTGGGTTGGCAGCCTGCAACTGTTTCAAAGCCATGCCTTTCATCAACCGATGGACATGACTAGGAGTATTTGGATCGGCAACAGGGTTGATGCCGTACGTGTTGAGAGCCTTGGTGAAACTCTCTTGATCCCACGGCGTCGAGGGGTTACGGTTCCCCCGCCAGAATGCTTCCGGTTCATCGCGGAACAAATCCGACAGCAACTCAAACTCTTCGCTCTGAGCCTGATGTAAATTCTTATGGATCGCGCTCTCGACCTTCGTGGCCTGTTCGATCATCGCGATCGTGGTGCCAACGGGAGCATCCTGCTTCCCTTCGCCGACCTTCATCTCCGTGATACCGGCAACCCTTCTGGTCGCTTCCGTCACCTTGTCCATCATGCCCAACAGACCGGGCGTGACGTCCTTATACGGCACCGGCATCACCATGTTGTTGATCGGCTGGCCCTGCGTATCAACCACGACACCGGCACCGGCAGGAACGCGCATTTCGTTCGTCTGCTGTCTCGCGGCGATCTTAGCCACCAGGAAGCCGGGAAAGTTCGCGAACATACCGGCGTCGAGAGCCTCGCGCCAAGCCGCCGTCAGGGCAGCGGTCGAATTGCCAAGTAGATGAAGCAGCCCCCAGCCATAGAAGCCAAAGCCACGAATATAAGGGTAATGAACGAACGTCGTACGAACGTCGCAGTCCTCATCGTCTTCTCGCCAGTTCCGACGGAGTTCCAGAACTTCACGGCTATCCTTGTCGATCGTCACCCGGTACGGGAGCGGCAGCCCCTTACCTTTGAACTGTCTTGGCGCAAACTGCGGCAGATCCAACTCACAATAACACTCGTACAGCGTGTGGTCCTTGTCCTCGGGGCGCTGGCTATCAAGGTTAATGCCCTCGATCGAGGCTTCTTTCCTCTCCACCGCGTCAAACTGCGGATTGGGCGGCAGGCTCCCGACGTCACGATAGACCCCGAGCACTTTCATCCGCTTCATCACACTGGACCGCATCCTGATCCGATGCGTGATCCGTCCAGCGTTCCGAATGTCAGTTGCAGCGTTGTTGACGATCAGATCCTCAGCGTCTACGCTCTCCGATACCGGCCTACGCCGCATCGGGTCCATGTAGACCTTCTTGAACCCCGATCCGCCGAACACCGTCATCAGCAGCAGCCGGTCGGTGTCCGGGTAATACTCTCTTGCCTTTTTTGTGAGATACCAGTTGAAATCTTTCTCAAGATCCTCAGCCAGCTTGTCCCGCTTGATTGTACGCTTGCCCATATCCTGGACCTTCACCGGGCCCGCCGCAGGCAACAGTTCCGCTCGCGCGTTGCTCCAGGCCATCAGTACAGCCTCAAGCAACATCGGATGCCGTACCGTCGCCATGCCCTCGACCGGTGCCGAGGTGTTCCCGACGTCGCCCTTGGCGTCCTCAAGCTTCAGAGCAAGCAGATCCATGCCCTTGGCACGCACCGCGACCCACTCTTCACGGCTCTGGAGATCCGCCTCGATCGCCTCCAAGACATCATTCGCGATCTTCCCCAGATCCGCCGGGGCCATCCGTTCCGCGAGGTTGTCCTCAAAACTCGACGACTTTTTTTCTTCCTGCGGGTTGAGATCAACCGTTACGCTGCCATCCGGCAACTCAACGACAATCGTGTCAGGGTTCACCTCGGCCCCTTCCATGGAGCCTTCCATCTCAATCTCGACGCCCTCAGCCTGCGGTTCAGGCTTGCGTCCCATGACATTGTGCAGGTTCCAAATAGCCATCAGTGCACAATCTCCGCTCTCTCCATCAGGACCATTCCATACAATTGGACGGGTCCAGGGTGTCCCTTCGGCATCCAACGGCCATCATGACGATGCGCCGGAACAGGCATCCACCCGCTCTTTACCAATTTCTCAATCCGTTCCCGATCTTCTGACGATCCATCGTACGCCCGGAACCAACCGTAAATCGTTCCAACCGGCGGATCCCACGGTCTCAGCAAGAACGGATTGTCGTCGTCCTCAATCTCCAACCGTTTCGTCATGCCGGGTAAAGCGGCCCCGACCGCCGTCTGTACTGTCGAGACTCTTGATCCGCATACTCGATCTCGTGCCGATGCACGATCAGACCAGCCTCTCGCAAGAACTTCATTGCCTGCGTCGCGCTATCCGTCAGATCCTTGTAGCGGCCCCTTGGAAAGCTCTGCATCTCGTCCATGACCATATCGGCCCAATCGCGATCTGGGGCATACACCAGCAACTGGCTGAACACCGGCTGTACCGCGTGCGCCCGAGCCACCTTGTCACCGTTCGGTTGCACAACCTGGACGTTCCAGCCCTCGGTTCCATGCAACCGTTGGATCTCTTGCACCGCCGTCAGGCCCGATGCCTTGCCTTCGATGATCAACTTGTCAGCTTTGTACCGCCGGCACGTCCATGCCAGCCACTCGACCAGGCCCCACGATGGTTTCGTCCGGGCCTCGAACTCAGCGGTGCTCTCGTTGAACTTGCGCGGTTCGTACTTCCCGTGCATCGCCAGGAACTTACGCCAAGCGTAGATCAGTACAATTCGTGGCGCACCATTCTCTCGCCACAGGCCCCAGACCGTGCAGGCGCTGGGGTCGTTGCTTTCCTTCTCCGTGTAGGCCGTATCCGCCGAGACCAGGACGAACTCCAACGGCGGGTAGGCGTCGTCAGCCCACAGTTGCCACCAATCGCGTTGGAAAATACCACCGCCCCGAGGTGCTGGGCTCTGCTGGTACTGGCCAGCGTAAGCATATGGGCCCAACGACGATTGCAGTTCCGCCACGACCGGCGGTGGGAACCGTTCCGGCCACGCCAACTCGCGGTCTTCCGATCGAGGATCAGTCCAGCCGATCGACGTGCTGCAATGCCGGCCGGGGTCGTATTCCATTGGGATCATCAGATGCGTGTAGCCTAGCCCTTCCGACAGGATCGTGCCGCTGACGTCGGCCTCGTGCACCCGCTGCATGATCACGATGATCGCCGACCGTTCCATGTCATTGAGACGGTTCGACAAAGCTTCCCGGAACCACCGGACCGTTTCACCGCGCACCGCGTCGGATTCGGACTCTTTGACCGAATGCGGGTCGTCGAGAATGACCAGGTCACCGCGCTCACCAGTACCGACGCCTCCGACCGATGTCGCCAAAGCGCTGCCGGTCTTTGAGTTCGTGATCTTCGTCTCGCCGACCTTCTTAAGCTCAAAGCGATCGCCGTACAGCTCGCGATATTGCGGCGACATCATCAGGTCGCGGAGCTTGGCATTGTCGCGCTCGGTGAGGCTCGCAGCGTACGAAAACTTAAGCATTCGCAGGTGCGGTCTGGAGGCCGGCCCCCACAGCCAGGCCGGGAAGAAGACGTTGCACAAGAGGCTCTTGCTAAAGCCAGGCGGGACGTTAATGAGCAGGCGATTGACCTGTCCAGCAGCAACGGCTTCAAGGTGCACACAGATCGCGTGCATCGCCCAGCCTTCGACGAGCGGCGTCTCGGGCTCAAGCACTGGCCAGAAATACCGCACGAACTCGTACAGGCTGTCGCGATGGCGGTACATCTGCACCCGCCGGCGCTGTTCGGCCTCCAGCAGATCAAGCTTGGCGCGCTTCTCGGCGCCGATACTCGGCTGTGGTGCGCGTGATGTTGCCTGTCGATCAACTGTCATACACATTCGCATAATCTTTATTATGGAAAACGGCAACTGAACTTTGTTATTGACACTCGTTTAGTGATTTGCATGCGACGCTTTGCCGCGTGAATAAATCATCTCGGGCGCTTGACATGCACTACAGTGTGTGCGATATTGAGATCGTCACGGCGCGATAGACGCCAAACAACATGGAGAGATACGATGACGGAGATTACAATCCACGGACTTAAATTTATCGTTGAGGCGAGCGGCTTTTGTCACGCAGAAGCAGATCAAGACGCAGGCATCGAGGCGATTTCGGCCCACCTCGATGAGATGGATAAAAGCGACGTCGCCGCCGCTCACGCGGATGGAATAGCCTGGATCGACGGTGATTTGTTTGGAGATCGGCCTGCAATCTTCGGCATGTTGGAATGCGTCGGCCACGCAGAGGCGACGCTTGGCTGGCACAACCCAAGCGCGGCCGGGTTTATGGTGTCAGCGATACGATAACTTCAACGAGGCACCCAATGTCAGACCGCTACTTTTGGCTCGCCGGCAACTTGTTCTTCACCTGCCTGATGTCTTTCGTTCTTACCACAGTGCTCTGCGCGATATTCTAAGGCCGAAACGCCCTTCGGGGCGTCCTAGCGTAAGGCGCTAGCTGATGAGGCCAGAAACTCACGGATAGACATGGAGGTAGAACTATGATCCACACTTTCACCCTCAGCATTGAGCCGATTGAAGGTCCAACGTTCCAATACGGGTTCCATCTTGGAACAGACCTCGCGCTCGCAAAAAAGATCGTCGAGGAGAAGTTCCAAGCGCGCAACGATAGCAGCTATGTCGCAGACTTGGACGGCCGCACGATGCGTACGAGGACGATGGCACTCATTCGCAATAATAAGATCGTCGATGTTTACGACGGTCAATGGGCAAGCGAATGGAATCCTGAAATGTAAACCCAGCCCCGCTTCGGCGGGGTTTTTTCTTGCCGGTCATCTATCCGGACAAATCGGTTTGCGGATCGCCAAATTTGTGCACTGTGGGTGTGCTTTTTGGCCGATTTGCAAACCGGGCAAAGAAGCGGCAATTGACGGAAAGCAAAATTATTTCTATCGGCCCGCGAGCGTTTGTGAAAATATTCTACTCAGGGGGTTGTACCTCTGGATTTATTTTGCTTTCGGCGTCATCTTCCGCGCCATCAAAAGAATTTAATTCCTCCGGCTCGACCGTTTCAGCAGTCAACTCGAGCAGTTCGCCGGCCGTTTCGCGTATCTGGGCCAGCAATTCAGCGTCCGACAATTTCCGGACGTCGGCAGTGATGTCGATCTGTTTTTTCTCGACGAAGAGCCCGACCTCTCGGCCCAGCAATTCTAGCGACCTGGCTGCGACCGCTCCGTCATATCGGTATTCGAGACCGTCAGAGCGCGTCTGAACCGGGCGTTCAGCTAAAGCGATCTCACAATTTTTCACAAGTTTGTCGATAACCCATTGACGAGACAGCTCAAATTTCGTGCTCACTGCAACAAATGCACGCTTTTCGGCTTCTGCGCGGGCCACCAAGATTTCGTCAATGCGGGCTCTAATATGTGCTTTTCTAGCCAACATGCTTGCAGAGCTTCGGCGATCATTGCTGAAGCCTGCTTCTTTATATGCCTTCCCCTGATGCCAACCTTTGGCTAATAGCTGCGCATAAGCCTCATGCCTGGCGTTTTGAAGCGCTGGCATTGTCTTGATCTTTCATGGTTTTGCTGATGTCGAGTAGGGTCGGCATGGCTTTGATGGTCCATTCCATCACGGCGTTAGACGACGCCCATGTTTTTACTCCTGGGATTACGAATGGATAGCCATCTGGGTCTCTTTCGTAGCAGATTGCGATAAATGACGCGATTTCTCCTGATTTGCATTTATCGAGTAGGAGCTGGGCGCATTCTACTATCGCGTCTCTTTGGACGTCCGTATGGTTTTGGAGGTAAGGTTTTGGCATGGGTGTGCCTTTTGGTTTATTTATTGATTACCGTTAAGAACTTGACGCGCCTTGAGTGGCAGTGATTACATTGTGTCTGCGGGGTCCATGGTCGGTCTCTGATGTCGATTTGGTCGCAGGTTAGGCATTTGGTCAAGTAGGTAGCTGCTTTTGAACGTAGATCATTAGTGCCTCTGGATCGCTCGATGCTGCGTAGATTAGGGCTCCCGATCTGCACGTCGGGCATTTCTCGGGGAGCTTCCAAGCTTGCGGCTTCGTTTTGATCCAGGGGCATTTCGTGCAACTGCCTATGAATTGTACGTTGGTCAATGGACTTCTGAGCTTTCCCATTCATCGTGGGTCGGATTCTTTGCTGGCTGAAGCTCAGTGACAATGTTGTTTTCATCGAGCATCAAGGCGCGGCCGTTTGTTGCGATGGATACATAAGCTCCATTGGCGCCGTGAATTAGGATGCTGCCGTCTTTATGCAACTCAATTCTCAGGATGTCTTCGGGGCACCCGGTAATATCACAGAACGCATCGTGAACCTGGGGCGCCAGCACCGTGAGATCGAGGCACATGACGACATCGAGCTGCTCAGGTTGCTTTTTGACTCGCTTTGTCATGCCTTGGCCCTCACTGTGTAAGAACCCGTAGTTGATTCAACGGTATTGGATACAGCCCGCGCCATCAACTCTTGAACTTCATGGCGGGTAAGGCGATGCTTGGCGGCGATCTGGTCGATGTGCTCCCCTAGCGCGAGGAACATCAACGAGTCGCTGCCTTTCGACCGCACGACGGCCTTGCAGGCTTCATAGGCGGCATTTATTCTTTGACCTAAACGCATTTATCTCCCTCCAAATCAATTAAAGGGAGACTACACTGCAACACATACGATTGCAACTGATACCGACGCGGCGGGGCTGGCCATGCACCCGCCATACCGTCAAAACACACGCGGCCCTCGATGTCTCGGCGCGAGATACGAGTTGCAGCGTTTACCGGCTCTACAGATCAAGGCGCGACTCTTGATTGTAGGCTACCTATCGTCCGTCACCCCGTTCGATCGCCCGGTGCCGGCGCGGCGCCAGGTGCAGTTCGATCAGCGGATCAGGACCATATTTCGTGGAGCTGTCAGTCTAGGGACAGCAGGATCAAGCAAACAATGAATAAAGTTGCAGTTGCAACAGCGGCACCGACGGTTGCTGCGATCAAAGACATGGTTATATCTCAAAGGGTTGGTAGAACCCGCGTCGCGTAAGCCCCTGAGCCGCGTTGGGAGTGTGGGCATTGCTGGCGGGTGTTCCAAAAACAAGAAAACGCGCCCAGCCCGAAAGCCAAACGCGTTGCCTTATCTTAGCGATGTTCCTATACCGTTCCGGGCTTTACGTCAACCACTTTTCACTGGTGCGTCGTTTTGTCGCGATCAGGAGTAGTTGACGAGCGGTAAACCACGAAACCTCGGCCGTCGCATGTGTCGCAGGTCTCGCGGCGGCCATTCGAGGCAGGATCTATGCCTGATGCCCCGCAATCTGGGCAGAGATCCAAACCGGACTGCCTGATGGCGTCCTCAAGAACGAGGCAGATCAGGTTGCTCGTGCTTCTGCGATCGCGAGAAGCAAGCTCAGAGAGAGCGTTGCGAAGGCCGGCGGCCATGCGAATTGACGAAACGGGTGTGTTGCTCATGAATCGGTATGTAATACATCCAACGGCACGGTGCAAGGGCTAAATAATCGACAGCTACTTTGACTGCGACGCTTTGTCGCGAGCATGGGGGTGTTGACAAGGTGCACTACAATGTAGTATAAGACTGGACATGACGGCGAAACACTCGATCGGCCCCAACCGGCCTAGCAGCGAGTGACAAGCGCCCCGCCAGCATCGCACAGACGATCCGAGCGGAAACGGCCAGAAGCCGGAAGTTAGAGCATGAATTGCGAGGGGCATCCGCCCCGATAAAAAAACACGACATGGGAAGACAAAAATGGCTAACGACATCTATCAACAAGTAACCGATCGCATCGTCGCCGAGCTTGAAAAGGGTGCGACGCCTTGGATAAAGCCTTGGCGCAGCGCCAAAAAATCAAGTTCCGCCATGCCACATAATGCAATTACGCGGCGTCCTTATTCGGGTGTCAACGTGCTGCTGCTGTGGCTAACCGCTGATGCGGCCAATTACAGTTCAACCGGTTGGCTGACGTTCAAACAATGTTCGGAAGCTGGCGGGCGAGTTAAGAAAGGCGAGAAAGCGACTTTGATCACCTTCGTCAAACAGTTGTCTATTAAAGACAAAAACGACAGTGGCGAAGTGATTAAGGATGAAAACGGAGACGACGTAACGCGGCAAGTTCAAATGCTGCGCGGCTATTACGTTTTCAACGTCGATCAGTGTGAGGGGCTTCCTGAAAAAATCACGGGATCTGTACCTACAGCAGATGACGCGATGTCAGACCCTGAATTTGACGCCTGGGCCGCAAGCACGGGCGCGATCATTCGGCACGGTGGCGATCGAGCTTTCTACACGCCAAGCAGTGATTATATCGTGATGCCTGCGCGTAACGCTTTTAACGAAACTGCCAACTATTCGGCAACGCTTCTGCACGAACTTGGACATTGGACCGGCCACAAGTCGCGGCTTGATCGTAACTTGCGCGGACGGTTCGGCGATGCCGAATATGCTGCCGAGGAATTGATTGCCGAACTGACTTCGGCTTATCTCTGCGCTGATATGAACATTGACGGCGACATTCGCCACAGTGGATACATTCAGCACTGGCTGAAGCTGTTGAAATCTGACAAGCGCGCGATCTTTACAGCGGCCTCTGCGGCGACAAAAGCGGCAGAGTTCATAAAGACTGCGGCCCGTCAGGTGGAAGCAATCGCAGCCTAACACTTCACCCAGCTAAGGCCGGGTGTCCCTCCCAATTCATGCAATTCTGCGATAGCTAACTACTCGTTGACTTGTGGCGAGTAGATACCTGTCGCAGGACAGGACAACAACCAAAACATGGGAAGAATACAATGTTCTACACCGTTCAATATCAAGACTATTTGGGCGTCACCGCCGACCTTGATGCAAAAGAGATCGCACGTAACTATTGGCTAGACCAAGTTGATGCTGACGAAGCTGAGTTAATGTTGGAACAGATGTTTCGGCACAGCTACTTGGCTCGACAAGAACAACTTCCGGACGAATTGCAATTAACGTGTGATCAACATCTGCGTGAAATGGTCAAGTATCACGTGCATCAATTTCTTGAAGACCACCACCAAAACCCTGAATGAGCAGCGACTAGCCCCTGGCGACGGGGGCCTTTCCCTGCCCATCCAGCAGGACACTAAAACATGGGAGCAATATCAATGCTTTACGCTACAATCGGCGGCCAGAACTGGCAAATGGATACCTGGGAGCAGGTTTCAAATGCTTATCTTCGGTTGATCCAGCACATCGGGCGCGTCAGTCGTGCTCCGCAGTGCAAAATCATCGATGCCGCCGGTGAAATAGTTGCATATGTCACGGTGACGGGCGTCGTTTGGTCGCCAGATCACAATCAACCCTTCTTCGATCCTAACGCGTAAGGTGTAACATGTACTCGATACAACTCTTGAAGTTCAACGATCAGGGCGAAGGCCGCGAGGTCTTCGTTTCATCGTATAACGCGGTCGATGCGGCACATGCTGTGGCTCAGTATCTCGATAAGTCGCCAGAATATGCCACGCGGTTCGTCGAGATGATTACCAGCCATCCGGCTTGCATCGAACTTGTGACGATGGACGACGCAGAGGATGGTTACTGGCTGATCCGAATATCAAAAGAGCAGTACAAGAAAGACTACCCGCACTCGATTAGGTGAGCAGTAGATAGACCGTCCTTTGGGGCGGTCCTTTTTCTGCTTATCGGCAGAACGCGCGACCAACGCGCCCAATGCCCCGCAGTTTTGGTCCACAGATTGGCGTCTGTGGCTGCGAGGCAATCAGGAGCTGATGAAAATGAAGTACCAAATCAGGAGTTATTTGTCTATCATAATCGGATCGGTGGCCATCTTTTGTGCGCTGGCGATCCTCCTACAAGACGCAATCCGAACAGGTGTATGGACACTCGAACATGCGCTTATTCCGGGGATGGTCTTGATCGCCGTCGGTGCGGGCCATTTGGCAAGCTCGGCTATCAAATCAGGCCGTTACGGTTCGGCGGTCGGGTTTGTATCGGCGTTTATGCTAGCAACGATGCTGACGCTATACACGTCAGTGTCTAAACAGGCCGACGTTGCGTCCACGCGGGCATCTGCGGCTGCTGTGGTCAATGGTGCCCGCGCTGAGAAAGAGGCCGCCCTAACCGCTCTAAAAGCCCAGCACGGCGATGCCGTGGCGAACGTAGCCAAAGAAACCGGCACAGCTTGCGGCAAGCGCTGCAAATCGTGGAAGGATCTAGCGTCAGAACTCGACGGCAAGATCCTTCTGGCCGAGGCCGAGTTGTTCCGCATGCCTCCACCCGTAATCGTTAACGCGGGCGCGAGCAAGGTTGCATCCGTTATTTCGATGTTGACTTCGTTCGATGCGGTCCAGGTCGAGAAGCTGTTACAACTCATCGAGCCGTTTGCCCGTGCCTGGCTTTTTGAACTGACGTCAATTGTTGCTTTTGGTTTTGCATTTGGTCATCGTTCAGTTTCCGAGGAAAAGCCCAAGGTTGCCATGGAAAGGTTGAATGTTGCCAAGGAAACCTTGCGGAAACCTTCGGAAAAATTAAAGAAAACCAAAGCCACTCCTCCGCCGAAGGGTGGATTGACCAAAGAGTTGGCAGAGCAAGATCTGGTGACTTTGCTGGCTCTTGGAAAGCCCATCGCAAGCCAGGACGTGCTGGCCCAGCGCTGGAATGTTCCGAAGCCTACCGTCTCGCGGTGGCTGCGTGATTTTGAAGATCGCGGGATGATCGCTCGCGAAACTAAAGGACGTTCAAAACAGATCGTCGCTGCTTAAAATTAAGGCCGGTTCCCTTTTGGGGCCGGCCTTTTTATTATACAGGCCGCGCCATGATGAGCGTGCCCGCCGCGATCGCTTCGCATTGCTCAAGTGTCGGCCCACCTGCCAAAGCTATAAATTCAAATACGCGCCGCGCGTTTTCTGTCATGCAGCAAGGTTGTTCAGGCCCCAGGCACTGCACGCAGCCGTCTTCACCCGCACAGGCGTACGCTGCCGCTTCCAAAACACTCTTCCAACCGCCTCTCTTCGAATGCCCGCAATCGCATTTCCCAGCAGGGTACGCCGGGCCGTTGTTCACAGCACAATCTGATGAATGCATGATCCGCTCCTTTATGTGACGACTGCGTTTAGCCACTCCCGAAGCTTGCGCGCTTCCTCCAGTGGCAACTCAATTCTGCATTCGAACGTATCGTTGTAACTGTCGATGGCTTTTTCTTGAGCCACTGAAATTTCAATCGCACCGTCGTCAAGCTCCACAACACTAACGGCGTTTTCGTTAAATTGATCGACCGAATACTGATAGCCGGACGGCATTGTCTCTCCTTATTTCTTGCGCTTCCGCTTCGGAACGCGGCTTTCCCATATACGATACGCCATCGACACACTGCCAATCTCGGCAGGCATTGCTTTCACGGCGTCCACAGCATTCGGATACTTCACCCGATCACGCCACACCGAGC